ATTTTTTTCCGTCCTCCCAGTGGTCCTCCACGCAGAGGTGGCCGTAGCCCACGGTGCGTTTGGAAAGTGAGTCCAGATACACATGGTCCCTGAACCCTTCGTGTTTTTTTACTGACTCTAATAATTTATCGTAGTTCATTACATTATCCCCGTGTAGACTGCCTTGATGATCAATCCAAGGAGCATGAACGAAACTGTCCATACAATCTTGAAAATTATGTCAACCTTTCCGGAGATGTGATTGATATGATTGTCCAGCTTCTGGTTGATGAGCTTCAGCTGCCCCTCGATCCTGATGATGTCCTCACGGTTCTGTAACATTTTTTCCTCTGCCATTATAGTAATCCTATTATGCCTCCCCTATTCGCGTATTCAATTCCTCTTGCATCCAGATTTTGAATGAGCCTCCAGATATCAAGATCAGGATAATTCCTGAAAATTTCATCAAGATCTATCTTTGATTGTTGATCCCAATTAAACCGTTCATTCATGGACTCACTATAATAATTATCTTGAGGCTGCCACCCGAAGAAGTCCAGAATGTCATCGGAATACATCCCATGATCATAGTACAGCTTTCCTGTGTCGTGCAATCCTTTGCCAATATCTTTAACCCATTCAGGACTATTTCTTTTTATAGAAGGCCAAACACCATGCTGTTGTTCTTGCACTACATCATCAGGATTATTATATCCCCAAAACCAATTATCAGGATTTTCATTTTCGAATGAAGGTAAAGTATATCCAAACTTCTTGTCATACCCTCCTATGGTTGATTGTGGTCTTTCAAAGGCTTCAGGCATAAAAGCTCTTTCATCTTCAAATCTATCAAATTCTCCAAATCTTCCAATGTTATAGTCATCAGATACTTTTCCCGCTTGTAATGTTTCTTCAAAAGGATTTACCATTACATTACTCCTAGTACGCCCTTGTCCTTGGCGTTCTTCATGAAGGGGTTGTCATTGATTCCCTTCTGCGGCTCCGTGAACTTGCCGTCGTTCCCCATCACGGGGTTGCTGACGATTCCCCCCTCGTTCATTCCGCCATACTGGTTCGCCAACGCCGCGTCAGTGTCGCCTGTGTAGAGGGACGCCGCCGCACCTGGATTCATCACGTTGCTTCCTGTTATGGAAGACCCAAGCTCTGATCCGCTGCTGTAGGCTTCCGGAATCTGGTCAAGGTTCATCTCCGGTGGTGGAGCTCCTCCCCCTTTCCAAGGAGGTGCCGTCACGTAAGGGATGTCTCTTGCCTTATCCAGTCCCTGTCCTATTTTTCCTAGTATGTTAGGAAGCGCCTTGTTCATGTTGCCAATGGCTGTTGACATTGTATTCTTTGTTTGGTTTCTCATGTTCTGGTTTCTGCTGGCTGTTTCCATGTCCTTCATCGTCGCTGTCCATTCCTCATACTCATCCGGCATCGCCTGGATCAGCCTTTCAAAATTTCTAACTCGAAGAACTTCAGGAAGCGTGTCATCCATCGCATACGTCCAGTTTCTTATGCGGATTGGACTGGTTACAATCTTTCCTAGGTACCTGAACCCGAAGAAAGGCGCCATCGCTCCAACAGCTCCGAAGCTGGCGGCTCCTGCCGCAGAAGATCCATAAGCTGCAACGAATGCACCCAGTGGAGACCCCGATTTCATTGCGCCAGCCGGTCCTTGAAGGACTGTTGAACGCGCAAGGAACGTACTCTGCGCCGGCATTCCATACTTGAATACCCGGTCGAGAACCGTGGCTAGATTCTTAAAGTCCTCGAACTTAGGAAGCTGTGTCTGCACGGCCTTGATGTTTTCCCCGAAGATCTTTCCTGGTGCCCTTTCCGCTGCTTGTGTCAGCTGCGTGACTGGACCCCACAGGTCTTCGTAGAAGTTTTCCCATCTTCCCTTTGCGTTATTAAAAATCTTGTATTCCGTTACGACTGGCCCTGGGAGTGCTTCCTTGAAGAACTGCTGCATTCTTCCTCCGCTTTTTCCAAGTCCGAGTGCGTTGTTTAAAAGGTCGGGGTTGATGTACAAAATTCCTTCCACTTCTGAAATGGAATCGTCAATCAGCTTGGTTATATGGTGTCCCAATCCCTTATTGTAGGCCTTATCACCCACGATGTTCTTTAACGCCCTGAGGTTTTCCTTTATGAAGGCACCGGAATGCTTTCCTGCCGCCGTTGACTCAATGAGTGTGTCAAACATTTGCTGTCCTGCGCGTGAAGGATTATTTCCCACGACCACGTTGAACCCGTACCGCTTGACGTTCTGCATCGCCTTTCCGGCGTTCGTTCCCCACAATAACATGCCGTTGCTGAGGAAGTTCTCGTATTCTTTCCACAGCTTGGTCACGTTTTTGAATGGCGTGTTTCCTAAGCTTCCAATGTCCGTTTCAAACGCCTTGTAAAGCGCCTCGATGTCGTCGCCCAGCTGTCCTGTCTCCGCTGTTTTCTGCCAGCTCTTGCTCGCCCACGCATTGTCCATTTTTCTTTTCAGCTGATAGAATTCCCCGATGCTTCGTCGTCCTGGGTTGAGGATCGTTGTTCCCGTCTCCCATCCTTCCTCCGCCTTGAGGACATGTTTTCTAAGCCAATTGGTGAATGGTCCGTAGGCTTTTCTCGCGTCTCCTGTCAGCTTGGAGGCACGGTGAAGAATTTCCTTCGTGGTTGCCACGAGTGCGTCGTCACTGATGATCGCGCCTGCACTCTTCGCCGCCTCGTAAATCTGCTTGTCGTAATTGACAGCCGCTTTCCTGAATCCTTCCGCCGACTTTCCTGAAAGTTTGAGGTAATCAACCCCCATTTCCATTGTGGTGATGTATGGCGCGAATCGTCCGAGCATGTTGATCGCACGAATTCTTTGCGCTTCACCAGCAAGTTGAACTCCTGCTCTTATTGGTCCGCCGAACGCAGGAACACGCTGGAAGGCGTTTACAAATGTGCCGATGTAAGGTCGTCCTGCCACTGAATATCTTGGCAGTGTAGTACCAGCAATTGTTTCCAAAGGTGGTAGCCATTCCTCGGATTTATTTGATGCCGGCCCAAGCCAGTTGAATGCCTTTGATTTCATCAGGCGCGTCGCCGCACCGCCGATGAAGGGAATGTTCATCTGAATTTTTTCCGTCACTGGAAGATTTCTTTCTCCGCTCGCCCAGATAGCTCCTGGTTTCTTTCCTACTTTTAGAATGTCCACAGGATCAAACTTTGCCAGTGCCTGTTCAGCCGCAAGTATTTCATGCGGTGTAGGGGCACCCAAGTCCTTCCATAACTCTCTTGATAATGGGTCGTCGCCTTTGTACAATTGTGATGCCGGTGGCGCCTTTTTCAATCCACCAGCTGCTCCGCCAATCCATTTAAGTCCTAAATACGCTGGACGCAATCCGAAAAATGCCGTGCTGATTGCGGCGTCAAACACCATCGCATCGACTGCGTTTTGAGTTCTCTCCGGTAAGGATGGCCTGTTGATTCCCTCGTCTCCAAAGGTCAGCGCCTCCGGTGTGAGTGCAAGAATTGGATTGACGATTGAATTCACTAGTCCGGATCGTTCCTTTGGATCCATCTTCATGTACGCCTTCGCCTTTCCGGCACGGTTCATGATGTCAAGCGCTATTTCATATCCGAAGTCCGCGGCGCCTACGCCGAGAGCTCCTCCAACGATCGCCCCTGCAGCACGGCCCCAGAATCCGCCTTTTCCTTTGACAAATCCCTTGCTCGCTCCCTGCATAAATTTCTTGACAAGTCCTAGATTGACTCCCTTGTTGAATCCCTTGATGCTTCCGTAGGTCCCAAGTCCCATATACCCAGCCGCTTCCGCAACGGGATAGGGATTTGGAGCGGTCGTGAACAGTCCTGCCTCATCATAGAGGGAATAGGTCTGCGCGCTCACTGGCGCGAAGTCCGCTTCCGTCAGTCCTGATGCCGCGAGAATGTCATTCTTCGCCTTAAGGACCATCTTTCTGTATTCATCTTTCTTTGCTTGATCATCTGTTTCGTCAATTCTTTTCTGCGCCTTATCAAAGATGATCCCCAGTCGGTCACGGACCTCGTCCTTCTTTTTCATGTAGGCCTGTGATTCTATCTGCCTTGCCTCGTGAATCTTCTTTTGCTCCGCGTTCATCAGCCATCTGTTTTTCTTTCCGAACGGCTGTCCTGGAAGAAGAACGTTTCCTAATGCCTGGAATGGTGCCAATGGAGCATCCGTTGCATACGGCTGGTTCCTCTGGATGATGTCCTGCGCTCCTGTGACAGGAATTCCCTGTTCAGAGACACTTGTAAAGGTCTCGTCCTCTGCTCCCGTAGGACCCTGTCCGAAGACGCTCTCCTGATATCGTTTAATAATCTCTTCGTTTGCCATAATTAATTAGTTGGATTAAATAATTGATCATAATAGTCTACCACTTCCTCATAACTCTTACTTGTTTCCGCGTTGTCCACTCCCACGACTGCGCCTAGGCCTCCTGCCCAGTCCCCGTAGGATGGAATGTCAATTCCTCGAATGTCGTGCCCGAAGGTGTTGTACATGCTGTTTCCCTGTCTCATTTCAAAATCACGCATGGTGTAATACTGCTGCGCCATTTCCTTCGCCCCAGGAACGTTGAAAGATTTAGGTGCAGGAATCTGTCCTGCTCTTGTTCTTGCATCCTCGCTTGGTATGAAGCCTGCCATGTCAAGTGCGCCCGTCATGTTAGTGTAAATCTCATTGTAGAGACCCATGTACTTTCCTATGACCGCCTCAGGGCTGTTAGATGCGTAGTCGAGAATTGAAGTCATTTGAGTTTCCTTAAAGGATCGTCTCAAAACATCCGCCAACATACGACCGGTTGGCTGACGGCTTCTTGCCAGCATCAGACCAAGGGTTGTCTCGAAGATTTCAAGCTGTGTTTTTCTCGGATCGAAGAGGGCTTTTTCGAGATCACTTTTAGTGAGGTATGCCGCGCCCTTCACCCCGTATTTTCCCGCTCTGTCAACGAAGACAGGCATGTTTCCCATGCCGGGGATTTCAACAAACTGGTCAGGGGTTGCTGCCTCCAAAACTCCCATGGACATTCCTGTAATGCCTTGACTGTTCATGCCGCCATCGGCGTTGATGGAATTGTACTCCGCTCCCTCGACTCCGTTTCCTAATATCTGATTATAAAATTTTCCTAATGAGCTGCTTCTGTTTACGGCGTAGGTGTCATCGCCAGTCTTCATCATCGCATCTTCGCCGAATCCGGCGCTGACCATCTTAGCCATGTCAGCCGCGATGTATGCCGTACCACCAAAGGTACGACCGAGGGCTCCTGGGTATCCAATGAGGGTGTTTCTTCCTTCAATCATCATTGGAAGAATGGTTGACGCCATTGCAGTTATGGGCCTGTTCAAGTAGCCTGCGAACTTGATCATCTGATCACGCTGCGCCTTGCTCAAGAGATAAGCTGATGACTGTTCACCACCCGGTGAAGTGATCCCAAACATACCCGGGCCAGTGCCGCTTGACGGCTGGAACGTGTAGCGTGGATATCCTAGTGCATTATTCTGGTCCATGAAGAAGTCCATCTCCGAGCTGTTCGCGCGGAACTGGCTCACGAGGTGCCTGTTCTTGATTATTGGTGCGCCGCTGAACTTGTCATACTGCAACGCTCCGTCCTTCATGTCATAAACATTGTCCCATACCGCAACGAAGTCACCTGTTCGCTTTCCGTCGTCCATCTGGGACATGTAGAGCTGCAACGCCGCCTGTCCTATTTCTCTCTCTGATTTTCCTTTCTCGACTCCCATCTCAAAAAGCATCGGTGCCGCCTGTATGCCGGCCTGTCCTACGATTTCAGTGAAACCGCGGAGGCCGGGATCATCTGACTTTCCCGCCATGAGCATTCCGCCTATCTGCATGAGAAGGGCGCTCTTCTGCATTCGCTCCCCTTTATCTCCGCTTCCGATGAACTGCCTTATGATGTCCTTGTACGCGTTGACGCGGATCACGCTGTCATTCTCCACGCTGTTGGCGTCCGGATTATTGGTTGCCGCGACCGTCGCGACTCCTGTCGCCGCCGCGTTTCCTTCGCTTCCGTCCGTGATGACGACGTCGTCCTGATTGTTCTTGTTTATTATTTCTGCTTCTTCTACTTTTTCTTCAATCACGGGCTTGTCAACAGGACCCATCTTTCCAGGAAGCGGAATTAATTGGGGACTTGTGTCCTCCTGCACGGCTTCAAGTTTATCGCCGGCTAATTCATCAAGACCTTCCAGTCCCAGATAAGTCTGCCATCCTCTTTTTGCGAATGATTGAACGTCTTTTGTTGAAGTGCCTAGAAGCTGCCGCGTCCCTGCAAGGTCACGTGCTCCTCCGGGCCATTTTGATCTGTTTTTGATCGCCGCACGCATGGCTTCATAGCCGACTTTGAAAAGAGGTCTGAGATAAGTTACCATCTATCCCCCTATACGTTCTGCCAACCCTGTGCGACTCCTGCTCCAAAAATTCCCGCGCCTAGCGCCTGTGATAGTGGATTTGTTTGTGGAGAGGTTCCCATGGTCGTTGACATTTGACCGGACGGTACGCCGCGGAAGATGTCGGACATAAATCCAAATCTTTGCATTGGGTCATACCTGTTGGTCAGCATTGCTTGGTACTCGGCATCCAGCACCTGCTGGTTGCGCTGCTGCTCGATTGATCCAGCCCCCATGAGGGACGCGATGTCCCCTTGTCCGAGTTGCTGTGTCATTCCTGCGGCTGTGCCATACCGTTGCATTTTATTTTCGAAGTCCCCCCTCGCTAATCCCATGGCCGTGCCGAATCCCTGTGAAAGGGACTGGCCGACGCCGAGCGCCTTTCCTCCGAGTAATTCAGCGTTCATGATTCCTTGTCGTGATCCACCGAAGGCTCCCTTTCCTGCGGCGCCTAGGTTGGCTTGATTGATCGCCGTATCATATTGTTTCTCTATCCCCTGCGTTACATAGTCCTGATACGGATCCAAATAATCTTTGTAGGATTCAGGATCGAAGTCCTGAACCATCCCTGTTCCCTGTGTAATCTGTTTTCCCTGCTCATCAAACGTGGGCATCTTTCCTAGATAATCTTCCCACGCCCCTATTCCTTTATAGGCGTTCTCCAGTGCGAGTTTCTGCTTGTCGGTAAATTCAGCGACCTGCTGCGCCGGAAGGGGTCCTGCGTCTGACGGTCTGGCGAGTTCCCTCGCCTGGTCCATGAGCCATAGGAATTTCGCCTCCATTTCTGGCGACATTCCGCTGGTTTGTGTTCCCATCGTTGTTCCGGATGGATAAGCTCCTACTACCATTATGCGCGTGCCTCCTGTGGTGTTTCTGATTCAGGGTCGAGCCTGTTCATCAATGAATAAAGTCCGTCCGCTCCCCCTGGAAACCTGTTTGTTGCCTTTTCGGTGAAGACGAACTCACCATTGGAGAGCGCCACTGGCTGTATGGAATCGGATTTCCCGGTCCCCGGACCAACGGCCTTTCCACCTGCGGTGTAGTCGTCTATGTAGCCGCCGCGGTTACGGAATCCTCCGTAGCCCGCTGGCGTATTGGTAGTGTAGTATGGATTCCTCCATCCTTCAGCCCAGATTTCCTTCGCTTCCTCGTAAGGGATTCCGAATTGGAACGCCCACATCCTGATCTGTTTCTCCTGGGACGCGAGCCATAGCTCCTCTTCGCTCATCCTTCCGCCGTACAGTCCTGCGACCTGCGGAACGAGTGACGCCATGACGTCGATGTTCTCGAGTCCTAGCGCCGCTGGAAGTCTTCCTATTCCTCCTGACTGTGTCGCCACTATTTGAGCGGCACTTGGGTCACGTGTGAAGTAATCCATATTAATTCCTTTGCTGGCTAAGTCTGTGGTTGTTGATGGTCCAAAACTAGAAGATATTCTAGGGGCTGATCCCAACATTTCAGCACCTTCTGCATATCCTGAAGGTCCCACTCCATATCCGGGATACACTCCTTCCATTCCTTTAGGAATATTATATGATTGAGTGACAGCTCCTGGCATTGTAACCGTATCGCCGACATTTCCGCGGGCGAAATCATACCAGTTTTTCTTGTCCCCTCCTAGTCCCAGTTGATTGTATTGTTTCGCGGCCTGTGCTCCCTGCATATAGGTGAACGGCAGTGACGCCGCACCGGCCCACATCGCCGCCTTTCCAGGATGCTTCGATCCCGTCAGTGTCGCGATCCCGTAGTTCATCGCCGCGTTCTTGAGGGCGTTCGAGATCATCGGGGATTTCAGCATCCCCAGTCCTTTCATCCCTCCTACTTTTGTCATCCACGGCGCCGCGTAAGGAGCCAGGACGCCGAGCGCCATGATTCCTGCCGGGCTTGACAATAAGTCCTTGCCGCCCTTTAATATGTTTTTAAATCCCTTGTCCAGCCAGCCCATTTATATCACCGTGATTGGTTGTTGATTCATGAAATCAGATTTGCTTTGAAAAGCATCCCTTGGTAACTCTCTTCTTAACCACTCAGGAATTACTCTCATAAAATCTTCATAATTAAATCCACCTTCTGTTATCATCTGTTGTATTATTGGCATCTCAAGTACTGTGTTTATTGCCTCTCCTTGTGGGGATACTTCATCCCAAAGAGGATCTCCTCCCGGCATAAAATTCCACTTCGATCCTTTGTTAATCATTCCTGGATCGCCACTTTGATAAATCTTTGCCAGCATAATGTCATCCATCATGTCATCATCCATCATGCCGGTCTTGAACTCCGTTGCCCATGGTTGAGATACAGGAAGATTTCCAAGTCCTGGAAATGTTTGTGGAGACAGGGTTTCTATTCCTTGCGGACCTCCTGCCGGTCCAAAATGAGGATTAGAAAAATAACCTTGTTGCCACCTATTATCATATGCGCTAGGTACGTCAGTAATTTCTGGAGGTCCTCCTGCCGGTCCGAAATCAGGATCCGAAAAATAACCTTGCTGCCACCTATTATCATATGCACTAGGTATGTCTGAAATAGTAACTTCATCATCAAATGGGGCTACGTAGTTATTAAAATCAACGTGAGGTCCTCTAAACCCAATGTCTTCTGTGATTGTTTCTCTATCGAAATGTGGATTTGCCATTATACTTTCCCCGCTATCGCACTCAGTACTTTATGAATCGCCACTTGAACTTTCACGTCACGTCGTATGTGGTGAACAGCCGTGGCAGTCGCAGGGTCAGAAACGTCGTCTTCGGCTTCCTTGTCGGAGCCGTATTCCTTTCCTGTCAGTGTGTTTGTAATAGTGACTTCCGCCGGTACCACGATCTGGGGAACCTTCTCCCCGTTGATGGTCACGTATTCCACTACTCCGTCATCATTTATAGGCATATTTTCTCCTTATATCAAGTATTTTCTTCATCATCAATCCTTAACTCTCCGGCGTGATGCTGGGTTGGTCTATCTGTTCCGACATTACATTGTCCATACTATACCTCCGTTATTGTTATTTCAAGCAAAGAAGCCACGGAATGCAGATAGTTGGCCGTTCCCGCTTTAATTTTAATCTTCTCTTTTTCCCTCATGACATGCGGCCTGCTCACTGTCTGCACCGTCGTGTAGCCGGCGATCGTTCCTGAGTTCCAGACAAAATCAGTGCCTGCGGCGTTGGTGACATAGACGTAGCTTGCCGCCGCCGCCAAGGCGTTGGTGTTCGTTATCCTCCATGAATTCAAGATGGCGGTCTTGCCGTCCGGAACCGTGTAGAGCGCCGTGGAATCCGTCGTAGTCAAGTCAGTCATGACATTTCTGTACAGGTTTCTCGACCCCCTATCATTCTCCAAAATGGCGAAAAAGAAATCAAACTCATTAGCCGCCGTCGTGTTTACGACAATCTTTTCCTTTTCCCCCATCGTAAACGGCCTGTCAAACACGGTCGCGGTTGAATACGCCACAACGGTTATCGGAGGTGTGAGATAAAACAGGTTGGAGGATTCATCCTCCAGCTTAATGATGTAGGTGGGGGTGTTCCCCGCCAGCTCAGTCCTTCTCACTCCGTTCACGATTGCCGTCTTCGTGTCAGGCACGGTGTATACCGTGTTATCCCCAACTGATCCTAAAACCTGGACAGCATTTGTAAAAAGCTGTCCCATCAGTCAGCCATGAACCAAGTCAACGCTTCGTCCTCCGATCTTAACTGTTCCGGAGTGTACGATGAATTTAAAAGTTGAATCAACAAGTCCAATGTATTGATTAAAGAATTAATTTGAGCCGCGTCATATTCCTGGGGTGCCTGCGGCAGACGTGGCAGAGTTATCTGCGCCATTATCTTCTTCCGTCCGGCCTGATCTCAGCACGGTAGGTTCCAAATCTCCACGCCGTGTCAAGCGTCGAACTTTCTATTCGTATCGCCCCCTGCCGTCCTCTCGCACGCGTGTCAACCTTGGTCGTGCTTGACGTCACAGGAAAAGGACCACTGGTTCTTTGCGTTGACGCCGGATAGTCGCGGAACTTCAGTGAAACATTCACCGTTCCTGAAAGGTTCTTAAAGTCCGGAATGAATCTTTTGATCGACATGAGGTGCTCCCCTCCCTGCGGAATGACAAATTCTCCTGACTCCACGTATGAAGTCATCGCCGCGCCGTCCGCGTTGTTTCCTTTCTCCTGCGCGTACATGTAAGTTCTTCCCGCCGTAAGTCCTGTTATTGTTGTAATCGTAGTTGCCGTGTCCGTCGGCGCGTAAGTTGTTGCGTAAGGAAAATTGTAGACTCCCTTATCGGCCCAGCTTGTTCGCGCGAGAGTCCCCACTTGCCACACGTCTTCCTTGATGTTGTAAGTCACGCAGCGATCCACTTGTGATGCCCCGTTTGTGGGATAAAACCAGGTAACCTCGTTGAATTCACTGTTTGCCGCTGCAAAAACATCCTTCTGATTCGCCTCGTCAATGTCCGTGAATACATAATCCTCCACGGAGCATGGAATTTTAAGCACGGTGCCGTCAAACTTGAAGAAAGAATCACGGCCCATCCAGTAAGCCACGCCGTTAATGTCAATGGCAGCGTGCAAACCTACTGCTCCGCAATGGGAACCTAATTGTGAAAATCCGAAAATGAACGGAGCACCAATCAGTTGCATTTGGTACATGGCCGTGTCTGACCATATCAAAACAGCGCCACGCGAACGCTTGGCGGAAATAATCTTGCTTCCGTCCGTCAGTCGCTGTGAGCCTGCCGTGTTCGTTGCGGTAGGCGTCCATGTATTGACATCATCCTGCGCGCACCACCGAATGAACATGTCATCCTGCGTGGAAGTGTCTCCTATGGTCGTTTCCGTTCCGAAAAGGACAATGAAACGATCCGTTCCTGAAACAAGCATTCCACGGCTTTTGGTGGGTGCGTTTGAAACCGTCGTGTTGGTCGCGATGTTAGTCATGGGATCCGCAAGTCCTCCTGACGTGTCCCAGTAGTAAAGCTTGCCGTTGAGGTACTGGCAGAGGGCGTCCTCGCCCCAAGTATCAAATGACCATTTACCTGAATCCAGTTGAACGCTGTTGGGAGCAGCTAATGTTGAACGTGATGTTCCCCATCCTGGGCCTCCTGAAGCGCCTCCCCACGGGCCCGCACCAAAGCCGTATCCTAGAATGGAAGTGGCTGGGGTAGTGTTTATTTCATAAGTGGCATTTGCAGTGGCAACCACCGCACCAGTGCTTGTAGCGGCAGATTTGGCAATGATGGTGTATACGCTGGTAGATGTTACTGATTGAATTTCAAATTCTCCTTCGAGATTAGCGGCGGGAATTCCATTGACTGCACCGGACACGGTGTCAATCGTTACAAAATCTCCTTCAATCGCGCCGTGCGCGGCGTCAGTTATCTCTACGGAAGTTGTTGAATCAGTTTCAAATCCTGTGATGTTTCCTGTCCCAGTCGCACGGGTTGGGGTTATGTCATACCACGCCCCCTGTGCGAAGAGATAAAGTTTTTTGTTTGTTCCTATGATGGAGTACTGGTCGCCGTCCAGCGAGAACCATGTCACGATTCCACGCGTGGCACCTAGCAACGCGTCACTCGTTACCTTGTCCCATCCACCAATCTTCTCAGGAAGACTGTAGCGAAAACGCATGTTGTCTGAATCAAACCACGTCCCCTCGGCGCCATATTCTGTAACTTGCTTATTAACACCGGGCTGAAATGGCATCTTGATAAGTGGCATTTAAACTCCTATACTGCTGAATCGTAAAATCTAATCCAACGATCAGTTCCGTTAATACTTACTCTAATGGCCCCTACCTTACCACCACCTGTATCGGTTGAGGAAGATAGACTGGCTGAACTGTCAGCTGCCGAAGTTCCTTCATAATAGATAAATCCTTTATCCGTATCCAACTGGTTCAAATTCAGGCATGTAATGGCTGCGGTCGTGCCAGCTTGCTTAATCTCCACGCGTGCATTGGCAGGGGCACTTGTCCCCATTCCAATCTTATCCGCTGAACCGTCCACCAAAAACATGTTGGTTTGAGCATCAGACCCACCAGTCTCCACCCTGAAATCCTTTGTTCCGGCATCATCATTGAAAATAATATCCCCTTCCACATTGAAATCAGCCGTAGGGGTCGCTGTATTAATGCCTACACGATCTGTGCTTGCATCCAGATAAAGAAGATTGGTTTCAGTTGCTCCGGCAAAACGCGCATCGAGATCCGCTTCCGTTGTATTAAAGGTGAAAGTTCCGCCGTCAATGTCGGTGTTCCCTGATGCCCTGAATGTTCCTACGACGTCCAAATCAACGCCTGGAGCGTTTGTATTAATTCCCACACGGTCAGTGCTGGCATCAATATAAAGAAGGTTAGTTTCAGAATCGCCCGCAAAGCGTACGTCATAGTCCCCTTCCGAAGTGTTGAATGTAAATGTTCCTGTATCGAGGCTGACGTTTCCGGCGCTAGTCAGTGTTCCCCCTGCCTTTATGTTTCCTGCGTCGGCGAGTACGTCAAACGCCGTGGTTCCGTCCGTGTAAATAATATATTTTGATCCTGTAGTTGCCACAAGAGTAACAGCTGTTCCGCCAGCCGGCCCGAAGGTCAGTGCATACGGCCCAGCCCCGCGATTGGTGGCGTCATCAATGAAGTACCATGTTTCCACGGCCTCGCATTCAACGGCCATCGCCCCCGTGAGTGTTCCCGTTAATTTAAGTGAGGCTCTGCTTTGCTCATCACTTGTTCCAGATGTTCCACTCGAGACCGTCAAGCTCGTAGTGCCGCTTCCCGCGACATCAACAGCCTTGTATCCCTTGATTCCTTTTTCTACTTTCTGAAGGTTTTCATTTGTAATGGTGCCCCACGTTCCGGCGTTAGCGCCAGTCGTCTGAAGGTCAAGATTTAGTATCGTCGAATCAGCCATTATATCTCCTTATGTTTTTGGCACCACAATCCATGTAGCCGCACCCGCATCATCCACCCTGTTCCAGATGGTCAGGATGGGTGTTCCCACTGCAACGTTCGCCGCCACTCCTGTCGGGGTGACCACCGCCGTTCCTGAAACCGTAACGGTTCCCAGCGCGACGTCAGCCGAGACTCCCGTTGGATGAATTGTCCATACGAGTGTAACAGTTCCAAGGTTAGCTGTCGAGTAAACTCCTGTTGGAGTAACCACCGCCGTTCCTGTAACCGTAGGCGTTCCTACGTCCGCATCGGCTGTAACTCCCGTAGGCGTTACCGTTGCCGTTCCTGTCACCGTAGGTGATCCCACGGCGGCGTCAGCCGTAACTCCTGTTGGTACCACAGTGGCGTGCCCTGTGACCGTCACCGTTCCCAGAGCAACTTCCGCGTAGACTCCCGTAGGTTCCACAACGGTCAGTATTTCGCTCGTCTCAGCAAAAGCTAATGAGGCAATCGCTCCCGCACCGAAAGACATCTAGGCCCCCGGTTTAGGGTATTTCAGTTTTATCTCAGCACGTTTCTCGTCTACTGCCGTCTTGTCTTCCGTGTCATATAATGCGACAACGAGTTCTTCTATTGAAGGATATTCTGCTTTTCTTTTTCTTGCGTATTCCTGTGCGTCATATTCTGTTTTAACTTTATTCATTTCAGCGTTGACTGCTTCCCAAGTAAGTTCTGAATGAGGATTGACTTTAGTTGTTATGGAGGCACCATTCTCCACTCCAGTAACCCATTCAATCTTATCAAAACTTTCCTGTGAATCTACATCTCCGTGAACAGTCGCCTCAACATCAGGTTTTAAAGTAAATAACGCTTTCCAAAATTTTTCTAGGTTTTCCATCTGTTCATTAACTCCCGTCTATTTCCATTGCTATGATGAGAGAAATAAAACTACCATGCGACCCATAAACAGTTTGACCTGCTTGATATGCCCTAAATCTGGCATCATATGTTATCGCACTTGTTGAACTTGGAGCGTCCACATAAATCATCGGAGTTCCATACCAACCAGACGTGGTTGACGCTTGAAGGTCATAAATTTGTTCTAATTGCGTACTGTCCCTATAAAAAGTCAATATGCACTCATCATTGGTTGCATTACTATTTAAACTGTTACTCATCCAATTTAATAAGATTTTACTTGAAGTGGCTGACGGGGTTATGTCCACCGTAGTTCCACAAGTTACAAAACTGGTGCTAGATGTAGAAGTAGACCCTGGAGAGGTATTTAAAGTATATTGCACTTGCAAAATTTTTCCACCACCAGGTTCCGCCTTGTAAGTTTGATCTCCGTATAATACCGTGCTTGAACTAGCCGTTCCACTGCCCAGCCTAGCTGTTGGAACCGTTCCGGATCCGAGATTCGTTGCGTTCAAAGCTGTAAAATTAATACCTGAACTTGCGGGCATAGTAGCTGGGGGTGTCAGGGTGGATGCGCTGATGTCCAGTGTTGCGCCTGACGGCACTGAAATCGTATCACCTGACGTGCCAATCTCCAGAGCCGTTCCGCTTTGGGGATCGAGTTTGTCGACTTTTAATACTGATGCCATTAGGGTTTACTCCATATTGAATGTTTAAGTGATTTGTTTTCCACCTTGCCTTCTATTTCTAATAAAGCATCATAATCACTAGCAGAATATGTAGTCGGTATATCTCTTAAAGATTGTCTCCACGCCACCTCTGCTTCCGTCATTTGACCTCTGAATACCCACCAGTCTGTTTCTTGTAATTTTCGTTGTCTGATATGTTTAATGCGTTTTAATTTTTCAGCATCACTATTCCATTCATCAACATCTTTTATTCTTTGTGATTTTTCTTCTGGTGTCATATCTCTTAAACCAACAATATTATCCCAAACTTTATAATTTTCTGCCATAACTACTCCCTAACTACTCTTCCACGCATAAATTGTCATCTCTGAGCCAGCAGCTACGGTGGTGGCTGAATAATATACATCTAGACCAGTAAAAGAAGTATTACTATCAAAATGTCCTGCATTATAACTCGCAACACAATCTGTTACATCCGACCTTATGAAACTTCCGTTGCCAGTATATCTTGTAGAAGTTCCTCCAAACGGATTATAAAATGTGAATGTGCCGCAAAAACCTTTCCAATCACCAGCCGATTCTGAACCATCTGCTATTTGAAACTGTGTTTGGTCTACACCTGTATTACTAGCTTGGTGTCCATCATCATCAAAATATCTACTTGCATATCTATACTGAGCAGACGAGTCAGTTGAGCCAGAAGCTCCGCCTGTTCTAAATCTAAAATGTAAATTATTGCCATCTGCTGAAGCTCTGACATTCTGAAAGAGTACAAGATAGTTTCTGTAAGTAGTTGTAAATATATCATCAACAACAAAATTAGCAGCTGAACCTAAAACAGCGTGTTCGATTAATGTCAGTTGACCACCACCAGCAGCATCCCAAGTTCCGTCACCCCGCCAGAACGTCGAGCTAGAAGCCGATGTTCCACTGTTAAGGTTCGCCACAGGCAGATTACCTGTTACATTAGCTGTCAGATCGCAGTAGGTTGTTGATGTAGAATTTGTTCCGCCGTTGGCAATTGGAAGTGTTCCTGTAACATTAGAAGTTAAATTTGCATAAGTTGTTGAAGTCGATCCTGTTCCACCGTTTGCTATAGGTACCGTTCCTGAAAGATTAGTGGCATCATTCATTGTTCCACTGGCCAAAGTCACGTCCGCATCAGGAAGTGTTACTGTCCTGTCAGCACCCAGACTCGCCGGTGAGGCTATGGTAATATTGCTTGTATTATCATTTTCGAAAAGCTTTATCGTGCCGGTACTTTTTAGACGAATTTCTGCCATTGTTTATTCCTTTGGGTTTTCCAATTTTATTTGATTTTGTTTTTCGATAAAAGCCGAAACACCATTCTCCACGATGTATTCCAACTGTTCGGCAGTTGAGCCGTATAGATTTAATCTTGTTTTAATGACTTTATTGTTTGATGATAAAATTGCTGCTTGTGCGTCTAAAGCATTAAGTTGTTCGTCAGTGGGTTGTGCTAATCCACTTATATTCCAAGTATGAATATAATCGCCACTGCCTTCATTTTGAAGAACTACATTTCCACCGTGAGCACTCATATCAGCAACTTTCCCGTTTGCTTCTGCGTATAATTTTATTTTATGTGATAAATTAGACATTATTTTTTTCCATTATGATATTAAGGTGCAGAAAACCCAGCTAAACTGACCACTGTCACCACCCCAAATATCGCAATCAGACCCCATATCAATATGTATCCAAGTTTCTAAATAATCACTTGCTGACAAATCAGCGATATATGATAATTCTTGTGTAAATCTGTCATTTGTTCCTGTGGGAGAGCCGAAAGTTTCTCTTATAGCACTGCCATTTTTTCGAAGAATGTGTGAACTTCTTGTATTGGTGCTTAATTGGTCAGCGTTAAAAGAAACGGAGGAATGCCAAAAATATTTCCCATCAATGGGAGCGACAAATCTGTAGTTAGTGGTGTCAAAATCAGAATTGACATCATAAACCTCACTATCCCAAGCTACCTTATTAAAGGAGGCGTTAGTTAAAGTTTGGCTAGCACTCATATAACCGACAGCAGCAGGTTGCAACGGCTTGGTTACCTGCCCACTAGAATCCATTTTAATGGCTACATTGCCATTTGTCTCTAAAGAAAAAGAATAAGCGTCATTCGCACCTACTGTTTGGTCAGCGCCGAATGTATCACCGCCGAAAGACAGATCACCACCACCTGCTGCAACCCAAGTTCCGTCTCCTCTCCAGAATGTCGAACTTGATGCCGATGTTCCTGAATTGAGGTTTCCTACGGGTAAGTTTCCTGTAACGTTGCTTGTAAGATCGCAGTAGGTTGTTGAAGTTGAGGCTGTTCCACCGTTTGCAATAGGGAGTGTTCCTGTAACCCCACCAGCACCACTTGCCGCCAAGTTGGCAGCTGATGCCGTGATCGTTCCAGCTCCTGAGAGTGTAACTCCTGAAGGAATGCTGACCGTATCACCTGAGGTCCCCAGCGTTAAAGTCGTGCCTGAACTAGGATCTACTTTATCTACGTTTAATAAACTCATACTATAACCACGTTACCTGTTATTGTCACCGTTCCCGTATAGGAAACTGGTCCGGCCAGCACAGCCGATTCAATGTAATGATTTCCGTCTATGGTTACCTGATGGGTGAAAAACCCGTCCTTGGCACTTTCCT